CGTATGTAGCACAAGATCGCTCATTTTCGTGTTGATGAGTGATAGCTGGTCGGTATTGTTCTCTGACATCCAGGCGCCATAAACCCGGTACACCATCTGCGCATCGGAGTGACCCATTTGCGAAGCGACGTAGTTCGGGTTTGCGCCTGCTGAAAGAGCCCAGCATGCGAACGTATGACGTGACTGATATGCTTTCCGTTGACGCAGGCCTGCACGCCTCAGTGCGCCGGTCCATATCTGTCCCAGTGACTCTGTTGAGTAATAGGCTCCCGACCGGCCGTTGACTGCGTTCACGCTGGGATTGAACACGAATGTCTTTTGCTCCTCAATTCGCTCGCCATACTCCCTGGTATGAAAAGTGAAAGAGGTCTGAGGATACATTCGAGTCAGCTCCCTTTGATCACGCAGGATATCGACCGCTGCATCTATCAGGCATATGACACGGTTTCCGGCTTCCGTCTTCGGCGGCGTGAATAGACCCTGTGGTGTAAGGTTGCGGCTGACTGTCAGCTTTTTCGCTTCAAGGTCCACATCCTCCCAGGCCAGCGCGGATATTTCTCCGTGGCGTAATCCCGTCAGGATGGCAAGAGACCACATGTTTGCCGTCTGGCGCGTTGAGCATGCCGCGATGAGGCGAGGGTACTCTTCCCGCGTTATCGGGTCCGGCCGCTTATTCGACTTCTTCAGCGGCTTGATGCCGGTCATCGGGTTTGCCTCAATATACCCGTTGCCATGAGCAAAGGCGAAGATAGCCTTCAGGTCTGCCATGCTGGAGTTAACCGTGGCCGCTGTCCTCCCTTTCTTTTCTATGTTCATCTTTCTGCCCGTGAAGTAGCTGCCACTGAGAAGCTCGATGCGCAGGTTGAGCAGGTCCTTCTGCATAACTGACCTGATATCCTTTCCGTTGCCGATGATATCCAGCGTCACCCTGACGCGACGTTCTGTCGTAACATAAGAGCTGTTGGCCCAGTCAGGCTTTTTGAGCTTCAGCCATAAATCCGCCACATCCCTGATTGCTACTGACTTCGATGAAGTCACCTCGTTTTTAAATAGTGGTGAATCGGGAAACTCACTCCGGTAATCAAACGCCCCTGTCTTAATGCGGTAGACGATGTTGCTACGCAGCTCGCCAGCCATCTTCCTGTTTTTTGGTGTGTCGGGTACGCCGATCGCCTCCCACCTTCTTTGCCCCTCATACATGAACCAGATTCGAAGGTGGCTCTTGTTGGGAGCCACTCCTGTCGGATATCCAGACATACGCCTTCTCCTGTTGAAATGGATCTGCATTTAAGCAGATTTCTTCCTGGCAATCGCTGCTGGCTGGTTATCAATCCACTTCTCGATCGCCTTCCAGTCGTAAAAGCACATGCTGTTATCACGCGGCGCGCCATCGGGCGAAACGTGCTTGTATTCGCGACCCTCCATCCATGAAACTTCGCGGGCAGTTTTGATGGTGTTTTTCTTCATGCCGGTGATGATCATCAGCACAGATTCAGATACCCACTTGCTCGGCATCAGCTGAACAACGTTTTCCATATCTACTCCTTTGGCGGCCAGAGCCACGCAATAATCAGGGCAATAAAAAGGGCGAGGTCAATTAAGAACTCGCCCGGTGAGATATCGTCGCTGGTGGTGGTCATGAGCCTTTGCTCAGGATAGAGAATGCAGTTGCTGCCACTCTTGGAACCTGTCCATTACCAAGGGCTTTAAGTCTGTCCACCCCATAGGCCACATCATCAGCCACTCGACGTAATCGGGGCAGGCGTTCAGGCCAGGCGTTTCCTCCCCGCCAGCCTCCAGGTGCTGCCACGCCAGAAAGTCCTCGAGGTTGTGCCTGTGATCGCCAGTTCTCGCCCGACACCACGCTATTCCATGGCCGCCCATACTGGCCCTTGGGGTAGGCAACAAGCCAGATTCGGTCGCGGTTATGGGCCGCTCCGCACTCTGATGCTGAAATACAACACCATTCCGCATCGAACCCCAGCGAGGCAATATCACCAAGGACCACGGCAAGTCCTCTTCCCACAAGCAGAGGTGAGTTTTCCAGCAGCACGTACTGAGGTCGAACCTCATCGATGATTCTTGCCATCTGCTTCCATAGTCCGGATCGCTCTCCTGATATTCCCGCTCCGGATCCTGCTGCTGAAATGTCCTGGCAGGGAAAGCCTCCAGAAACGACATCAACAATTCCTCGCCATGGCTTTCCGTCAAAGCTGCACACGTCAGACCAAATCGGGAAAGGTCGGAGAATTCCATCATTTTGTCGTTGCGCCAGAACCTGTGCTGCGTAGGCGTCACGCTCAACTGCGCAAACTGTTCTCCATCCAAGGAGGTGCCCGCCGAGTATTCCTCCGCCAGCGCCTGCGAAAAGAGCCAGCTCATTCATAGCTCCTCACTGATTCGATTGTTTCAGACATAACAACTCCTCACGCAGAGCGCGATAGTGAATAGGGTGGGTGGGGGGTTTAGTAGCAGAAATCGACTTTAAATTTGTGTTCGCAGGCGGGGCATTCAACATCTATGTCAGTGGTTCTCGGGGTATCATGCTCACAAACCTCAGATCTACCGCCATCAACCCAAAAGTCGTCATCCTGCTCGATTAAATCGAAATATTCCTCGCACTCAGGGCATTCGGTATAGAGAGTTATGCGCCAGTCAGCATAGATATTGCTCATGCCACTCTCCTTTGTTGCTTAGCGCGCTCAATACGCTGGTAATCGTCACAGCACTCAGGACAACAGAATAAGCCCTTATCTACTGACTCCTCGCAGTTATAGCAGGCACCGGTAAACTGCATTTCCGGGCGCTTGCGGTTCGCCAAGGCGATAGTTCTTTCAAGTTCTTCAAGCGCCGCGGCCTGGTCTAATTCGTCAGACATGTTCTACCTCCGAAATTTGGGCGTAAAAAAACCGCCTCAAAGGGCGGCGTTATCATTTGGCTCCAACTAATATTTTAATTAAAATCATCCTTTATAAAGTTGAAAAACCTCAAGTTATCCATCCATATAATGATGATCTCTCTTGACTCCTTAAAACCTTTATGTGAATCCAAAAAACCATCCGGCATGTTATGCGCTTCATTCATTTCCGAAGTTATCTCATAACAAAGCTGGTCCAAGAAAAAAAGCTTGAACCGTTCAATATCATCTGATGACGTCTGAAGATTAATATCTTTTAAAAGCTGTTTTGCTGAATCAATGGCATAGGTAGCATTGGCGGCTTGAAAAAACGTCCAATCCTGACCTTTGGTGTTTTTAACACTTTCATTCGCCTTGATGGCTTCGGCCTTCAGAAGGTCATGAAGGTGTCTTTCTTTTTCGAATCTAAATAATTCCTTTTGCTGCTTGTAAGAATCGCTAGCGCTTTTGCGGCTCTGTATTGCTGCATAAGCTGCGGCTCCGGCAGATACCACGCCTCCGATAGCAGCAAAAAAGTCAATGTAATCTCCATGATGCCAACTCAAATCTTCTCCTCCCTATGATAAACCGGGCCCGATCTCCGTAGAAATCTCATCGACTCTTCCAGATAAAACATTAACCGCCTAGCAATAAAAAACCCCGCCGTGGCGAGGTTTTTTGGGCATTTTAATCATGGTCTAGTCGAGAAGATGTGCGCTACATCATCGTGACCCATGTAGTAATAATCTTTATAACCACTACCATTAACACTAAAACTTCTGAAATCTTTGAAACGAAGATTTCCATAAAGTGAATCAGTCATTGAATTTCTGTCAATTCTTAGCTGATGCTCAACTATCAACCCGCCATTACTTTGCTGAGTATAGCTATCCTGGTCACCCTGCAGCACATCTGTGGGTCTGTTCATTTCAGTTAATGAAACTCTCATTTATCCTCCCTTTGATAGACCGGGTCCGAACCCCGTGGAAATCTCATCGACTCTTCCATGTGAAACTTTAGCTTTGCGGGCTAGGAAAAACTGCCTCAATGGGCGGCTTCTGCGGATTTAATAGTTTCGTAATTTCTTCGTTTTTCAATCATCCTGATATAGAAGTCATAAAGCTCTTTGCGCATGCGCTGCTTCATTTCATCAGGCAATGGTTCCTGCAATTTCTTCCACTCATCCAGTTCAGGCTTGCAAGTAACATAAGCCTCATCAACGATTTTTTGTGGCTGAATGTCGGATTTAATGAAGGGGATAGTGTGGTCATTCAGACATTTAACCTCTGGCGTTTCAAATGCCCTGTCATCCGCTATTGCTGTCATGGAAATCAACATTCCAGATAAAAAAATCCACCTCACAGCTTCTCTTCCTTCAGATAAATCGGGTCAGTGCCGCGCGGCAACTGCAGCGCAACGTCCCTGTAATGCTGCAACCGCTCGCGGAAATACTCCTTCAGCGCTTCCGGCTGCTGCATCTCCACCTCCATGGCGATAACCGGCATATTCATACGCTCCTTGTAAGCTACTCCTGATGCGGCTAAATCCACGTTAATTCTGTCGCGCTCTTCTCTGCTGCGTGCTGCTAAGTTGTGTGGCAAAACTTAATCATCCATATATTTGGAGCATGAAGGGCACATATCTGCGCAGTACGAGATATACACGCTCTGGATTGTGTCTGTCATCTCTATTCTATCATCAAAAGGAACATCGGCAGGAGAGCTAGTAAAAAGGTAGTTTGCATATTTATAAGCTTCCTCAATATCGCTGCCCCCATCAAAGATTTCATCACTGTGGAACCGGCATGTAGTCAGAACGTCCTTTTTTAACAGTACAGACAAAGCAAATCCGTTTTGCTCTTCCATAATTTCATATACACCCATGAGTAAACCCCTAAAGAAAAACAAAAAAATAATTTGCATCATTTTTTAGGGTATTTCCATGGTATGGATCACCTTAGGGGGATTTGATGACTACAGGGCAGTTAAGTAAGGTTATGGTTGGGGTAGAGCGACCTGTAAATTTTTAATAACTCTTTATCATTGCGACTAAATAGTGTGAACAAAAAACCGCCCGTAGGCGGCTGTTTATAAGGAATTAAAAGGGATCAAACGCCCTGTCGGTACTCTTCGTACGAACGAGGGTTAGAGTCACCTTCTTTACGATAAGCAAGGAGTTCATTCTGCCGATCCGTAACATACCCCAGTGTTTCAGTAAGCTGACGTCGCAGAGTAGTAGGCATTTGAGGAATGCTTTTATCGCTCAGTCCATTCTCGATTTTATTCATAATTTCGAGAGCCAGGCCAATCTGCTCAGCATCCCTCAAAATATTAACGCGATAACCCTCACGAGTCTCTTCCTCGCTGTCTAATTGTCGGGTCAGTTTATCGACCTGGCTGGCATAAGCGTCCAGTTGAGCCTGCACATCTGCAGGGATTTCACCTGTTTTTTCAGCCAGCGCTTTAAGTGCGTTGATGTTATCGATCGCCTGTTGCGCCAGGCCAGTTGCAGTGGTCATATTCGGTATCCTTTAAATGGGTAAATCAAAAGTTCAGTGAGGTTAAAAGGCCGACTTTCATCGGCCTGAAAAAAGTCAGCTAACTGTTACGGGTGTTCGTACTGCTGAAAAGTACGCGGCACCGGGTCGCCAGGTTTGCGGAACATGGCGTTGTCATCTTTACGGCCTTTCAGATACATCAGGGTCTGCTTAGCCTGATACTGAGCGTCGTTCGAGAGGGAGCCAGCCGTACCTGCGTTAATCGCCGCTACAACTTTGGTCAGAATTTCAATACCCCAGCCCACAGCTTCAGTGGTATCCAGAATTGCAGAGCGATAGAGGGTGTTCTGATCTTGCAGGTCTTCAAATTCCTGGTCGGTATGTTGCATGATAAATCCTCTTTCAGTTGAGTGAGTTAGGCCGTGAATTCACTCAGCCACCTTACGCGCACAGCCTGATAAAGAACAGTAAATACTGTTTATATGTACAGTGTATTTGTGTCATAAATTTGGCTTAGTGCCACTTCTGCGTTTACTGCGCTCTTCTAGAAAACGTATCCGGCTGCGACTGGCACGCTGGCGAACGGATTCGTAGGAGCGGTTTAGTTGCCGGGCTATAAGTTTGGGTGGGATGGTTGCTGCGAGTTCTTTCAGAAGGCCTATCTCATCGGGGGACCAACGACGGCCAAGAGTTAACTGATTGCCGCGACGCCGGTATTCAGGTGATTCCATGTTGTCTCCTGTTATTTGCTGAGTGCCTCTTCGATTTCTGCTTTACGAAGCAGATAAACATCGGTGGCCTTTTCCAGCGTTTCAGCCTCGCTTGCCAGCATGCGCGCCGCGTACTTATAGCAGCGGTCAAGCCCTGCAACGTTTTCAGCCTCAGCGGCTGCAGCGGTGAAATCGGCAAGCAGTTCATCCGGCGTGCGCACTGCTGCACTGGTGTTCGTCGCCGGGTTAATTTCGCGCTCAGGCTGCTGCGTTTCAGGTTTGCTGTTAATCAGGTTGTTCAGGTCAGCGCGGCTGCGTGCCGGGGTGACATCGCGTTCTGCTCGCTGCGTTGGCTCAAACTCATCCGGGGTATAAACACCGAGAATCACGTCCGGGCAGTAGAGGCGCGCCCAGTATTTAACAGCCAGATATGCCAGTTGCTGCTTTGGTGCTGTCTTCCACAACGGGGAATTGCGAGTGGTGACATACTCCATGTAAAGCGGCTCACCCCACGTGATTTCTGTTTCACCTCGCAGCACTGCGCCGACGCGTACAGACAGGCCGCGCTCATTCGAAGCATTTGCCGCGCCAGGCTTAAACTTCTCCCAGTCACCGCCGTATTCGTATTTGAATCGCCCCTGAACGGCGGTTGAGCTCGTTATTACTGCGTTGACCAGCTGAGCCTCATAACCCAGCGTTCCGTTTACCAGGTGCGTTTTCTGCGCCACCGCGTAAGGGTTCATTCCCCACTGCGCTGCCTGTAAAGCGATCGCAAGACAGTCAGCTGGCTTACCGGATAGATGAGCAGGCACTGTTGCTTTGCCCTGTGCCATGACTTCCGCAAACGCCTGGAGCTTCTGCAGGCCGCTCGGGCTGAAGATTGCCGCCTTGGTGTCAGCCTCATTAACTGGCGCGGTGATGATATCGTTGCTCATGCGTAATCCTTTCTCTTGGCCCAGTCCGGGCGTGTAATTTCTTCGATGCCGCCCCAGTTACCGGACAGCATGCATTCGTGATAGGTATCAAGGTTGCGGCGGAACAGGTCGTAGCCCACGGCAACATCGTCCTCCTGCAACTGGAAGGTGCGCACAGGGTACCGCCCGCAGTCGATCGCCTCGCTGACTGCGATGAAAACGAAAAGTGGATATTCACCAAAGTGTTTGCTGAAGCCTTCGCGGTAATAGGCGTCCTGAACGTGATAGCGGAACTCTTCAACGTGTCGGGCGAAGCGGGACATATCAGCTACTTTCTTCACGTCGACGATAACGGGCTGGCCCGACAGGAACTTGTCCGGGCGGATCCGGCAAAGTTCGCCGGTCTGATCGTCATTCCAGTAGATTGACGCCTCCTGATGACCTTCAGCTTCCAGCAGCCAGCGTGCTGCCGGATGGGCGAGGGCGCTGGCACGCATCAGTTTCAGCTTCCGCCCCTGCTCAGCATCCATGACCGTCATTCCAGTGCTTTCGCAGTCCTTCAGGAATCGCTGCTCGTCTGCTTTGCCTTCATTAGTTCTCCGGTTGAACGGCGGGGACACGATAAACCGCTTGTCGAACTCTTCAGGCTCCAGCAGCAGGCAATGCAGCGCCGTTCCCATGTCCAGCGCCGCTTTCTTTTCATCGTCTTCAGGCGCTTCCTTTCGCCACTGGAATATGGCCGGGTTAATCGCAATGTCATCCAGCTGCGATTTGCTGATGCCAGCGCCGCGGTGATAGTCCTCGTTGCTGATGTCGTAGTAGATGCCAGGCTGCATTACGCTGCCTCCTGATTTCCATGCTTGTTCCGGTAGATTCCAATCGCCATTTCACGGCGCGCAACCCGCACCATCGCCTCACGTAAAAACGCCTCAGCAGCCTCGTGCTGCTCGTCGTCTTCGTCGAACATCTCAATAGCCGGGTAGTCGAAATGCTTCGTCAGGAACGCGCACAGAGCTGGCATCAGCGGGTTCGTTTTGTGCTGGTTCATTCGCACATCAACTTCAGCGGCAATACACTCCAGCTCATTCTCTGGCAGATTATCGGCGATATCCTGCACCTCATGCCGGGCTGTTCTGTTCAGTCTCATTTCTTCTCTCCCACGCAGAGGCTTTTCAGCATCAGGTTGATGAAGGTGAAATCCTTAGTTTTTTCCAGCATTTCGCGCTGGCGCTCTAACACTTCCTGCTGCTTCTTATACTGCTGTGCTGATGCCGGCGGATTCATGGCTGGCCTCTTTCATTCAGAGTGCTGATAAGGTTGCGCCAGCCAGTACGGAGGCGGCGGATGATTACGTCGAGAAGTGATTCGTTTAGCTGAGCAGCGCCCACGATGGCGCCGCCCGCGATGGCATAGTTCATCGTGGGTTCCTTGGTATTAGTGGTGGATTAGTAAGTAATACGGATGGCAGTAACTTCGCTTTTGGCGACTAGAAAATTTTTTACGTTTCGATTAAGATATGTCTAGGTTAAAACCAACAAACTCTATGTGTTGGGGAAGTGCCTACGAATGACTTTGCTTAGCATCATGGCTGTAGCTTCAGATCTCGTAACTTTGTGGCCAATTTTTTCGTGGATTCTAAAGGGGGTGATGATGCTATCAACATGTTCAGGACTTGATCCGGTATTGATGGTAGGTTGCGGGTGTGCGCTGCGGGTAAGCAAGCTACCGCCACGATATTAGTGAGTCTTAGGAAGCAGCACCCGATACTTAACCCATAAAGGGAGTAGCACTACACCCGCACCAATTCTAAGCCTCGCTTATGCGGGGCTTTTCTTTTGTGGGTTCGAGACTCTGTACCCCAAGGCATCATTTTACCCAACCAAAAAGACAACATAACCGAAACAATGACCAGCCAGACTATTGCGTTCTATTTGTTGCTCATGAGTAGATACTAATAAAAAGTCTGCCTAAGCGACCCTTACTTATTTCTTCCGTTTAAATATTCTTATGTCCCTAACTTTATCTTTAAATCCGGAAATCTTTAATTCATCTCTTGCATGATTTAAAAGGTCGAAAAATAGCTCATTAGAGTAATCCACCATACAGGAGTAAGCGGTTAAGACATCTACTTCAGTAGCATCTACAGCAGAGTTCAAGAGCCGCTTTTTATCTCCATATTCCTTAAGGAGCCTTGCTGCATGGGCTGTTAAAGTGAGCTGGCCTGTCTGAGAAAGTCTTTCCATATCGGTTTCTATTTGTGCAACTTCATCCCAATTCTCTTTAGTCAGCTCAGTAGAGGGTTCATGAAAGTTGTAACATTCGTCTAGAGCTTTTTGATATGCCTCTTTTACAGCATATACTGAGTGAATTAATTCATTGAATGCGATTGCTCTCTTTTCCCACCATTTCTCTTTATAAAATTTTCCAAGTGCAATTTTGGTTGTTATAAATGCACCAACAATCCCAGCTAAAACGCTAGAGCCGAATTGAGTTATTACGGGCAGAAAATCAAGACTTGAAGTTGCCATAATCATCATCCATTGAGATAACATTTTTAATATTATATCAGTGGAATACTCTTCCCGCGCATCTTCTGACGAGCATTAACTACATGTGTTGCGTCAGGCCGAACGTGATGCCATTTTCGACTACACATTAAAGGCTGCTCTGCTTCATATTTGTCACGCAGAGAAGGGCACGAGCAAGCCTTCTCGATGCGGCTGATGTGCTTAACCTCAATCGCCACAACTTCTGGCTCGATGCCGAAAGCCGTGTCGATGATTGATTCGATGCGTTCACGATCCATTGCCACCGCACGACGACGAGCATGGCGGCGTGTTTTAGCTGTCTTTTTAACGGATGTGCCGTAAGTGATAACTGTCATGGTTGCCTCCTGAAGTGATTTTGGTACTGTCGACTTGTTAGCCGATAGACAGTCCAAACCCATCTCGTTTGGTTAGTTGGCGCTTTGTCAGCGCTGCAGTGTTGTTAAAGAACATCACCGTCCTGGTGAGTAGTGCTTCCTGCTGATGGGAATTAATTTAGCTTTATGCTAAATAAATGGCAATAGCAAAATGCTAAATAATTTAAGGGTGGAGTTTAGCTAAATGATTTAGAAAGGAATTTATTTTTTGATGGGGGTTTAGCTGGCACAAAAAAGCCCGCACAGTGGCGGGCTATTGAAATGAGGTCTATATGACCCACATCATGAGCGGATGGATCAGCGTGGCTTGGGGAGAGTGGGTTTCTGTAATGCCAGTATAATTTTCTCAGCTTGCGGCGCTGGTAGCGTTTTCTGCTGAACTTTGTTTGCAAGATAGGACTTCAAATGCACGTTAACATACGTCGTATAAAGCCAGTCCCTGAACGTACCTAAGCATGAGTTAGGATAAATATTAGCTTCCTTTTGATTTCCTTTACTCTGTGGGAAGTCATCGGGATAGTTATGGGGGTGAAGAACCCTCTGTCCGTGAATGTTTTCTAAATTATTGTCTTTCCAAAATTTCGCCCATCTCTGTCCGACGCTGATATCAGGTATTGAGTGAGGATCAAGTTGAAACTCACTATTGATCAGACGAACAGTAAGGTCAGCCATCTCTCTAAATATCGAGAAATATCCAATTGGTATGCTGTCATTGGCAATAATTCTTTGCTGAAAAACGTTCCAAGAGTTGCTTATAACAGCTTGATTGGGTTGGTTGTATCCTGACTGCTCATAAATCATACGCTTAAGCGTATAATCAGCTAAGCGTACAAAGGTATTTCTAGCCTGGGTATTGTCGAAGCCAGTCGCGTCAAATGCGTAATATTGGAGTATTGCCATACAGACATAGTCTGGATACGCATGAGTCTCTACGCCCATCTTATTTATGGTACGTGTAAATAGGTGCTCGACATTTACATGACCACGTAGCTCAAGGTAGTAAGCAACCTTAGATCCTCGAGGCTTGTTTTTTTCAGTGGACCAATTGGTTGTAAAGACCCTGAGAGGAGTGTCATCTATGCCACATAGCTTTGCTAAGCCATAGAGAGTGAGGTATGGGGTACCATCACTCAAAACACCCATAGGGATTCCATCGACCTCTACTTCTACTGCGGGGTAAAGAGTTAAATTACCCTGGGATCCATTCGAGGGGAAATTAGACATAATGTATTGATTACCGTGCATATTGTGCCGGGATCGGCACTTCCCTAGTAATTTTTAACGAGTCGATCTGTCGTCGACTTCGCGCTGTGTCTACTGCATCGGCAAATGCCAAAAAATCTTTAGCTTAAGCCCTCATCCCTACGGGCACATTAAACCAGCCGCATCTTTGTCTCTATCGCCACGCCCAGCACCTTACAGTTGCCATTTACCGGGACCATAGGCCATTGAGGGTTCAGACCCTTAAGATACTTTTGGCTGCCATCAATGATGAGCTTCTTGAACGTGGCTTCGTTATCATCAGTCAGCTTCGCCACAACCAGGCTGCCATTCACCGCTTCCCGTCCCGTATCGAACAGTACATACGTACCTGCCGGAATACTCAGGCCGATCGGCGCCGTCATCGAATCGCCTTCCACCTGTAACCAGAAAGCATCTCCCTGAGTATGTGCGTCTGATTCAAGCCACATATCGACATCCTTTATCGTATAGGGTTCACAGGCCTCATCCCAGGCGCCAGCCTGAATCTTGCTTAGAACCGGGTAGCGCGCAGTCTGCTTGTAGTCTCTGGGGTTTGAGACGTTAGCATCAACACGTGGCTCATCTTCATGGATGGAATCAAGCCAGGCATTAGGCAGCTTTAAAGCCACTTCAATCTTCCTCGCCATCTTATCCCCGATGTTCCTAACGCTATTTTCACCAAGCAGCTGACTAAATTGAGACGCACTGATGCCCAAAAGCTCTGCAAATCCAGCCTTTGTATTGCCATCCTTCTCAAGATGCCTCTTAAGGAGGTTATTGAGATTGGTTTTTCTGACGCTTTTATTTTCCATGGCCTGATTCTCACACTATTTAGCAATGCGATAAATATGCATTTTGCTAAATACTGCTTGTTAGTTATTTAGCATAAAGCTAAACTTAGCTTTGAAGTTAAATAGGAGGCACCAATGGGTAATGAACTGCTCCGCTGGCGCAAGGAATCTTCAGCTGAAGACTGGATAAGCCTTGCTGCACTAGCGAAAACATCCGTTGGCTACCTCGACCAAATTGCATATGGATTCCGCCGAGCATCACCAGGTAAAGCCCAGGCAATTGAGGAAGCCACAAAGAAATTCACCGATTACACGCCGGTGAAGAAGGAAAGCTTAGTCTTTGCACCACAGCGCGCTACGGCAGCTTAAGAATCACCGCTCTTTACACAATCTAGCCCGCCGCCAACGCGGGGAACTTTTAAACCGAAGTGACTTGCTCACCGCAATGTCACGCAATTACTTAACCAACAAAGGAATTTTACACGATGGAACTTGCAACATATCGCAAAAAAGCGAGAGAGATTGAAAGTCAGTTACTGAACAAACTGGCTGAACGTGGACAGGGAGAATTAGCGAAGGTACTCGGTCTGGATGACGCAGCTGTAAGCCGCATGAAGCGACCATCAGGAAAGCAGCGTCACAGCTTCTTCCAGATGATGAGTCTGGCGCTGGCTTATCTGGATGTGGTTTCACCTGAGTCTGAAATGGCGCGCCGGTTGATGCGCATAGAGCAGCTACTGACCAAAGGAAAAGCCCCGAGCTGCGCGAACAGCTTCGAGGCCTGATGCACGAATCATACTGGATAAACGCACAGGAGTAATTATGAGTTCTTTATTATCGCTTTACAAGGCTAAAGAGAAAAACGGCACGGAAACAACGGTTAAGAAAACGTTTCTGGTGCCACTGGCTGAGCTTTACGTCGAGCCCGGTTATAACGTCCGTGAAATCGATCAGGAGCACGTCGCTGAATTCCGTGATGCGTTCATTGCAGGTGAGTTTGTACCGCCACTGGCGGTTCAGGTTACAGAGCAGGGCATCAAGATTATCGACGGCCACCACCGTTACTACGGCGCGAAAATGGCGTCTGAAGACGGACACGAAATACCGCGCCTTGAGTGCAAGGACTTCTCAGGTTCCGAAGCAGATCGCATTGCTTTCATGGTCACCAGTTCACAGGGTAAGGCGCTGTCTCCCCTTGAACGTGCGGCAGCATATCAGCGCCTGCTGAATCAGGGATGGACACCTGCCGAGATTGCCAAAAAGGTGAAGCGCTCACCGGCAGATGTTGATCAGCATCTTCAGTTGCTGGAGTGCGGCGAGAGCCTGATCGCAATGGTAAAGGCGGGTCAAGTGGCTCCAACTACAGCAGTTGCGTTATCACGCGAACATGGCCCGAAAGCAGATGCCGTTGCTCAAGCGCAAATGCAGAAGGCTAAAGCTGCGGGTAAAACCAAACTGACGCGATCAGCGGCCATTCCTCAGTTCAGCGCTGCCAAAGCACGTCGCCTGGCAGAACTACTGGTTGATGCAGAGTTTGAACGGGATGGCGGTTTTGACAGCCTTATTCTCTCTCATGGCACTACTGAAGAGATAAAGCGGATTCTCGCTGATTATCGCTCAGGCATTCCATCTGACGGGGGTGGCGATGAATCTTGCTCATGACAATGTCTCACCAATCAGGCCCGCTCTCAGGGCCGTGGAGCAACGTGTGGCAGATACAGACGATGGATACACGCGTCTGGCAAACGAGCTGTACGAAGAGCTGATAGGAGCCAACCTGACCAGGAATCAGGCGAAGGTTGCGCATGCTGTTTGCCGGAAAACATACGGCTTCAACAAGAAGATGGATCGCATTGCTGACAGCCAGATTAGCCAGCTCACCAGACTGCCCAGGCAGAAGGTGAACAAGGCAAAAAACGAATTAATACAGATGGGTGTTCTTGTTCGGGAGGGCATGTTAATCGGCCCCAACAAGAACCTCGCAGACTGGCAAATTCCACAGTGTCACCAAGATGGTGTCACTGTCACCAAATCAGTGACAAAAAGTGTCACCAAAACGGTGACAGGGTTGTCACCAAAACAGGG